GTCTTCAATGATTTCAGGGATTCCTTTACCCCAGAAAGCACCCGGACACTTAATGAATGAAGTTTTTGCATAAGGCTTTTCTCCTAACGGATCATAGTTAAGTACAGCCTTGATGACGTAATTGCCAACCATCCAGACGTTTGCATCGTATTCTTGGGCCGGGTCAGGGACTTCATCCTCTGACATACCCCAATCGAGTAACATCTGTCCGCTAACTTTGCCCCAGAACTCTAGTGCATCGAACACTTCTGTCGGGCGCATGTATGAGTAGAACTTCCGCTCCTCCTCATTTTTAATCAGTTCAACATCCTCACTGATCCATGACTGGCCGTTACCAATTTCAAGGACTTTACGGATAGCATCCTCGTCATACCCCGGCACACCGATCAGGTCAGATAGATCCATTCGGGTCAGTGGGTGATGCTCGAAGATGTAACCTTCGTTAATGTTTGTAATCCCCGGCTCAGGGTAAATACGGAACGGATCGACACGCTCGTACTCTGGCGCAATACGCTCAGAGGACTTAACCACGGTGCGACCGGACTCGTCCTGTTCCCAGCCAAGGTATCGCTGACGACGGACAATCGGCCCCTTTACAAAGGCGCATGGGAAAGTCACAAGGTCAGTGATGAAATCGTTAAACGCATTAGCCCAACCACCTTGTGCGAACTGATCGCTGATCCGCAACTTCATGCGGTCTACACGGTTCTGGGCTTCTTGCAAAATTTTGAAGCGGTAATCTTGGGAAATAACTTCCTTGAGTTCCGCCATAATCTCTTGGGATGGAGCCACGCCACTTTTCTGAATCATCTCCAACACTTTGTTGGCGAAGATGTCCTGAATCTCTTTGGTCGCCTTAGGGCTAAGATCAGGGATGGGGGTAGCACTCAGATCCCACGGGGGTGTACCGGTGTCAAGCAAGATGTCTCTGAGCCAAGACTCCGCTGCGCGGCACTTGACTTCAGTAATCATCATAAAGATTTCAGAGCCGCCTTGGGCGCGGATCTTCTGTAACTTGTCTGCCTCGTACTCACCGTTGCGTTGCCGCATGGCAGCCAGCATCTTGTTCTCGATGGGCTTCTTGGCTTGCTGGGCTACATCCCAACAGGCACGCAGATAGTCCGCCATGCCGAGAATGAAGGGTTGCGACTGACGCTCTGCAAGAGCGCGATCAGCCAACTCTTTCTCCTGACGATCTAACTCGTCATTAGATACTACGCGTAGTAGGGTCAGACCAGCGGCCATTACTCTTTGTCCTTAGACATCTTAATCATTTTATCTTTTAACGAACCCTTATCTTCTGGGTCTACCTTGTAAGGCCCACGGATCATACTGTCCTTGAGTCTTTGATCTGGACTACGCTTATCGTCTGGGTCTATTTTGTAGGGTAGAGTTTGCATCCCCTCTGGCATCTTAATACCGCCGGGAGAGCCATCTTTGTATCCCTTGACAAGACCGCCGTCTTTGTATCCTTTGACGGCTACACCGCCCATCTTGGGATTAGTCGAGGAAAACTTGAGACACTTCACGATGATTCCGTCTCTGGGCGTTTGTTGCCCTTCATCTCATGGACTTCCATGATGTCCTTAATGGTCATCACGGGAGGCTTCCACTCGAAAGTAGGCATCGGGCGAGGCTTTCCAGCCATGCCGCTAGTATCCATCTTGGGATTATCTGACAGGATTGTGAACTGTTTGCCGGACTTCATAGCGCTCCTCCGTTTAGCACACTACTACATATTGTAGTGTGGTTATAGCAGCAAGTATACACGCTGTCAAAGAAAAAAGAACCCCCGGATTTCTCAACGGGGGCTAAGGCATGGAAGGAGACATGCCAAGGAGGTGAAACTTGATGGTACTGCATGAGACAACCTATGTCCAGCCCACAGCCGAAAGCGTCTTAATTTCCCGACGCTGGGCCAAATAATGCCCCTCGCCAACACTAGCGATATGGAGCATGAGATATTGTAACGCCTCGGCCACGTGAGAATGTTTATTCTTCTCAATGTCGCCGTCGCCTTTGGGTTTATACCTATATCCACCCATCATCGCCGCCTTGAGTTGGGTGCAACTGGGGTCTACTAGGAACGCCGGGTCGCCATCCACCTGACGCATCAGATAGTCATCGACCGAGTTGATCCGGGCTGAGATGCTGTTGGTCTTGGCTGGCATGACCTTAAAGCCCTCGGCTTTGATAATGTCCACCGCACTGCGCTCGTCAGTCTGCGCCCGCTGGATACCCGCCGGGTCAGTAACGATCAGCACCGGCGCACCGCCGAACCGCTCGTAAAGTAAGGGTTTAAGCATGGTGCGGACAAACCGCTGTACACCCATGTCAAACGAGACACACTCCGCCAGCACTAGGGCGCGACCACGGGGGTCTTGCTGTCCGATGACAGCCGCTGGGGTAAGCCCCAAGTCCATCCCCACAACAATGGGTCGAACCCCATTGTTGATATAGCGTAGTCTCTCGCGAGCCATATGGTAGTCAGGCCGGAAATACTTGTACACCGGCATACCAGCCGAGGACAGTCCGTACTCTCCGTCGATGTAAACCCTGACGTATTCCTCACTACGGCCTTGCGTGTCATAGTAACCGTCGGGTAAGTTGTCGATGTTCTCAGCGTACGCCGAGCGCCCACTGGGCTGCTTGAATACCGCCCAACCATTATTGTTCGGAGATACGCCATCTTTGGGATCGAGTCCTTCCATCTGGTAATACCACCAAGTGTCCATTGTGGGTGGGTTAGTATCCCCCCACATCCCGTGCCACGTAGGCCCGCCGTCCTTTGCCGACGGAAAACGGCCAATACGCTTACTCATCGCATCCACAATATCGGGGTGGATGTCCCGGCACTCGTTAAACCACGCGAAGGATAACTCCAAGGAGTTCAGGTTAGCCACATCATCGGCGTCATCCAGCGCCCGGAACATAATCTCGCACTCAACATCGCCCACTTTGAAGAAATAGGTCTTGGTTGTACGCATGTACTCCCCGCAGACCCCCGGCGGGAACCAATCCAAGAAGGTTTTGATCGTCGTATCCTGCAACTGCCGCGCCGTTTCGCGCACAATAGCCGCCCGCGTCTTGCGGATGCCCTGTGAATTGGGGGTTTGTAGTGAAGCACGCCGCACAATCTCGAACGAACAGGTCACAGACTTGCCAGAACCCACCGGCCCCATCAAAACGCGCATCTTCGCGTCAGACTCCATGAACTTAGCCCCGGTTGGCGGGGGTGTGTAGTTAATATCGAGCGCCATTAGTGGGTTTCCCCTACCAACATGACCACAAACTCCCGGCCACGCCTCTTATGCTTGCTGATTTTGGTCTTAAACGAGGCTCCCGCCTCCTTTAACGCCAGTGTAAAGTTGTTGTACTCACTCGAAGTGGTGAAAATTGCTGCCTTAAACCCGTCGTAGGTGGAATTAAGCCTGTTCGCTATGCTCGATGGTAGTGACATCCGTCGCCTCTTGTTCAATTACCTGCGCTTCGTGGGTCTGTCCACCCAAATTGATCGTGATTTTTACCCCGCCACCAGCGCCTTCGGCCTGAACATCGCCCTTTGGCTCCAGTCCAGCCCACTTCACGGTGGATTTTATGAGGTCAGCCTTGACCGCAGGGCTAACTGCGGGGTCATGTATCAACAAATAGGAAGTTGTCAGTAGTTCTTCAGCCTGTGCGCGGGCTTTTAACTTGAACGTCAGCCCCTTTTCGCGGACTTCGTTCTGATAATGCTCAACCTTTTTGAGAAAGATCGGGTCTTTGTTAAAGCCAAGCAGATCCACCGCGCCAATGTTGTGGCGCGTAATCACTTCTTGCAGGGATTCACCACTGCCTTCCAGCATCAGCGCCACATCGAAGGCCAGTCTGTCTGACCACTTCGTGTGGTAAAGGGGTAGGTTGTCCATGCTCGGAGTATAGAACAACTTACTGTGGTGTCAATAGAGGGGGCGGTGTGTTCAACAACCGAATCCCACGCTGCTAGATTCTGTGTTCCGCCCCCATACTGAGATTAGCAGAATTAGCAAAAGTTCGTAACTTTACACTTGGGTTTTTTGGGTCTTGGTTTAAGGGGTTGCCTACAATAAGGGGGGCGGTCGAAATCGCCAGTCCATGTCCCCCCCTCTCGCTCACTCACCCGCGCACCGCGCCCACCCGCAAACCCTTATTCTGCCTTGATACTTGACAATTCCGTCAAGTTTGGTAGTCTGAAATTGTCGATGCAGAACAACGCAAAGACACCGTTCTTTAACAATCTAATCTCTTGAAAGGAGAACTCAAATGGTTAAATCCATCGAGCGTCCGACCCACGTACGGGTCATTATCGCCCCCAAAGCGGGATACCTCAGACTTGAGGGATGTGCTCCTGACGCTAGTGGCACGGTGTTCACAGTCGATCAAGGCAAGGAAATCTGGGATTTCATGGTCAAGAAAGGCAAAGAACTCAAGCGGGAGGTCAAGTTCTGGACTCAGACTGTTGGTGCAAAAACACCAGTGGTCATGTTCAACAAACATGACAAATCCCCGTTTATCGCAATGGTGGACGGTAACAAATTTGTAATACGAAAGCAAAGTGACCCTCGGATGGGCGTGGCAGTGATTAAGACCAAGTAAACCAAAGGAGTCCGGGCGAAAGCCCGGCTCCTGAACCGGAGAAAACCATGAATGAAAACATTAAGATCTTCCTGATAGCCCTTGCAGTCTGGCCTGTGTTGTATGTACTGCTAGTGCTGATGATGTCCCTGTAACCAACGCCCGGCGAAAGCCGGGTTTTTTTTTCTGCCTTGTTTTTTATAAATAAAAACCCATACGTCGGGGGTTTATAGGCCATACATCGCACATCATGTCTCATAATGGGGTATAAATGGGTCATACATGCAACTATCTACACTATCTAAACTTGACATCGGCCAAAACACGGGATTTGGATAGCGTAACTTGACAATGAAAATGTATAGTTTGTAGGAATACCAAGGGATTGCTAGTGTATATGTATAATTATTCTATCTAACTATCTAAATTATCTATCATTTTTTGCATGTCTTTGTTTCCAACTTCGATGACTGACTTTACATGTAAAGTGCGATATGATAATCCAACTAATTGTAGTGCCACATTATCACGAAAAACATAGATAGTTTAGATAGTTGCATTATTCCCAAACAAAATCAATGACTTACACTATCCGTAAAGTTAGATAGTTCACATCTACTTGACATCAGATCATAGATAGTTGCCCCGTCTGATGCACCATCAACCTTACAGTCTTACATTTGAAGTGGCGCGACTTGACAACCGGCTCGGCTTCGGCGAGTCTGGGAGTGTCCCCAACGGGATCAGCGTTATGACATAACAGTCATAACTTTACATTAACTTTCATGGAGATTATGAAATGAAAAAACTTAAACCAACCCATGTCAATGTCATCTTACGCCCTAAAGCACAAGACATTGCAATTGAAGGTACATATGATGCTAACAACATGCCATCATCTGACGGCAAGTTTAGCGTTGATGATGGTAAGGCGATATATGCTTACATGGTTAAGAAGTCTAAGGAACTTAACAAGCCAATTCATACTTGGTCACCCAAGGATAATGCAGGTAAGAACCCTATTGTAAAGTTCAACAAGTTTGACAATGCACCTTACATTGCATTGGTCAACAATACCGAAGCATCACGCCAACCATCACCTGCCAAGGTGATCCTTTAATCCCGATGGAACGGTAGCAATACCGTTCCTTTTTCTTTTTGTTGGAGGATATATGTCTGCACTTACCGTTGATGTACCTGATTTACTTGACTTGGTTGACACCATAACTTTACATGAAGCAGGGTTGGAGGAGTATACGCCATCATCTGACTACATGTTTGGCATTGGGGATTCCAATGCTTGTTCGGTCTATTCATACACCAATTGGTTCTATGACGGTGATGAGTCAGCATTTAGCCCCATCTAACCTTACAAGAACGGAGAGCATATGAAGCAGATAGCCAATGCGGATGCAAGACCTTATGTTGCAAGACGGGAGCCATTCAAGGGTAGCAACCTATGGAGTGAGTGCCGTATGACCGATGACCAAGACTCTACGAGGGTTTATGTGGTGTATTCCTACGGTCAGCACTTCCCAATGTGGGTCTATGACGAGGCAACCTACCAATGGTTTGGCAACTATGACAAGTACAGTCGTACCACATCCAAGCATAAGGGGCAGACCCATCCCCTTGGGGTTGACATCAAGTGGTACGACACCCAAACCATGATTCAACTATCCATACATGGCTATCGGGGGATAGCAAGCAACCGAGTTTTATACGGAAGGAGAGCGGCATGAGTAGACCAAGATGTAAAGTATGCGACACACCATACCCAACACGACGCAAGAAGTTGGGGTATGACACATGCTTAAAGCATGGCAATGCCAAGCGGCAGTTTACGGTAGCCATACCGTACTCCAAAGGTGCATATCAGTTGATATACAACCCTGCCGATATGTTTATGACCAACCCAAAACAAGTGAGGGGATGATGCCGATACCTTTACATGAGTCAGCACAGAGTGTGGCGTGGTTCGCCATTGCGGTAGTGGTGGGTATAGCGGTCTTGCTATGGCATGACTGCCGTAAAGAAACTAAGGAAGATCAACGCAAGAAGGAGAAAGAGCATGATTAGGATGATGTGGTTCATAGCGGTCTTTGCCCTGTTGGGTGCTATTGGTGGAGTGATATTCGGATGAAGAAACCTACACGGATCATCATTGACTTTCTGATTGCAACCATATTCGGCGTACTCGTTGCCATTCTGTTCATGGAGTGGTGGGTAGGGTGCGGTGAATCGTATGTCGATGCCCTTGGTAGACGGCATATGAACGAGTGTTTGTTTCTAAACCTATAAGGAGAATGACATGAAGCGTCTGTTCATGCTACGGCATGGCAAAGGTGGAAGGGTAGTGCGAAGTATGGAGGGGCAACCATTGTACTTTGGCGATAAGCCAAGTGCTAAACAAGCCCGACAGGAAGGACAAGTTGTGTCCTATGGCGTTGACCATCGCAAATACAAAGGAGAATGATATGCGAGCCACATTATTGAAAGATACATTGAAGTCGTTGTTTCCCATTCAGCGGACTGTTGCCATTGAAGGCCCTCCCGGTGGTGGTAAGACAACCATTGTGCATGAAGTTGCTCAAGAGTTGGATGTCGAGTGCCGTGAGGTACATATGCCGACCATGCTTGTCGAGGACTTTGGCATCCCGATGCTTGAAGGGGAGTGCATGCAGTACAAGTTACCCCATTGGTTCCCCGTCAAGGGCAAAGCACCTGAGCGTGGCATCTTGTTGTTCGATGATCGCAACCAAGCGAGTAATGATCTGCAAAAGGTATTGGCTAACATCTGTCAAGCCCGTACTTTACATGGTGTGCCAATGCCTGATGGGTGGCAAGTTGTATCAACGGGCAATCGTCAGTCCGACAGAGCAGGTGCAAACAAGGTATTGACCCATCTGCGTAACCGTGAGACTGCCATTGAGTACGAGACACACCTTGATGACTTCACGACATGGTGTATTGACCACGGAGTTAAGCCTGAGGTGGTGTCGTTTACTCGCTTTAAGCCCGGACTGTTGCATGACTTTGATCCACAACGGGATCAAAACCCTAGCCCTCGTGCTTGGGTTGAGGGTGTATCTGATGTGCTTGGTACTGTCCCTGCTGAAGCAGAGTATGAGTGCTTTAAGGGTGCAGTAGGTGAGGGTGCGGCGGCAGAGTTCGTTGGGTTCGTTCGGATATTCCGTACTCTGCCTAACCCCGATGCGATCCTGCTTAACCCCGCAACGGCAGATGTACCCAAAGATCCTGCTACGAAGTATGCCTTGGCAGGTGCATTGGCTGACCGTGCAACGGAAGCAAACTTTGAACGGGTATGTACTTATGCAGAGCGTATGGATGGTGACTTCTCAGTACTGACGATCTCATATGCTTGCCGTAAGAAGCCTGAGTTGACCAACACTCAAGCGTTTACGAAGTGGTCGGTCAATCACCAAGATGTATTGTTCTAACTAGCAGTTATGGGGTGCAGACACAGCCCTTTGTGGTACTACCGCCTAGACATCCTCCTCGTTTGTCTTGCAACCTGTACTACTCGGCAGTCTGTACCCCACCCATAACCTTGAAGGAGTGAAGATGAATCTATCTGACCGTGCATTACTTGTGCAGTTGACCATATCCCAATGGACTGCAAGGAAGTATGACAAGAAGGCAACCCAAGAAGTTGCTACAACCTTTAACGCATCGAAGGATGCGGGGCGATACAACAAGTCGTTGCTACCCATGAACGACTACCTTGATCGGGTGCATAAGAAAACCACATTCATCCGTGAGAAGTTGTACAAGAACACTCTGCCGTGGGGTATGGAGGGCGTGATGATGCTACCCACGACCAACTACCTTGCCTTTATGAACGAGTTTCGTAAGGAGAAGAACGAGTGGTTGACCCTTGTCAATGACTTCAAGTCCAACTATTTGCAGTTGAAGGATGATGCAAAGCGAGTGCTTGGGCAGTTGTATTCTGATGCTGACTACCCTACGGAGGGTGAGGTGGGCAACAAGTTCAAGATCGACATGGCAGTATTCCCTGTGCCATCGACTGACTTTAGGGTAGCCATCTCATCCGATGAGTTGTCTCGCATCCAACAAGATGTTGAGGCAAGAGTTGCATCGGCTCAGGCAGAAGCGATGAAGGAGGTATGGCAACGACTGTATGACAGAGTGAAACATATGGCTGAGAAGTTGGCTGATCCCAAGGCAATCTTCCGTGACACGATGGTAGAAAACCTGCAAGAACAATGCGCCATGCTCACTCGACTTAACTTTATGGATGACCCGAACCTTGAAGCCTTACGGCAACAAGTTGAGGGAACACTTGCAACGCATCATCCCGATGCTTTGCGTAATGATCCTGACCTACGCCGTGATACTGCGGCTGAAGCGAAGGCAATCATGGACAAAATGTCAGTCTTTATGGGAGGTTAATATGACAACACTTGCACCTGACTCAGTAGTTCGCAATACCAAGTATGTGGATATGACTCCGCTTACTGATGCGGAGAAGGCAAAGCAACATAAGCGCATCATCAAGGCTCGTACTGCCTTGGTGTTGGAGCATCCGTTCTTTGGCAACATCGCATTGAACCTGCCGTTTAACTTCAATGACACGATCCCTACTGCCCGTACCAATGGCAAGCGGATCGAATACAACCCACGCTTTGTCGAAGCATTGGGTGATGAGGAAGTCAAGTTCCTTGTTGCCCATGAGTGTGGTCACCCTATGCTTGAGCATAACTTCCGTAGAGGTGAGCGTAGTCCACGCCGTTGGAATCAGGCAGGTGATTATGTAATCAACAAGTTGTTGACCGATGAGGGTATCGGCAAGATGCCCGAAGGTGGACTACTCAACGATGCACTATACCAAGCAGGTAATGGTGTGACTGATGCTATCTACAACTTGTTGCCCGAAGATGATGGCGGTGAGGATGGTGATCCTATGGATGACTGCGAAGATGGTGATGGCAACCCTGCCGAACAAGCACAACAAGCGGCAGAGTGGAAGGTCAAGGTAGCACAAGCGGCACAAGCGGCGAAGATGATGGGCAAAATGTCGGCGGCATTGGAGAAGTTTGTCGGTGATGTACTGAATCCCAAGGTCGATTGGCGTGATGTGATGCAACGCTTCCTTGTCAAGTGCAAGTCTGACACTCGTTCATTCGCTAGACCCAACCGTAGATTCTTGTCGCAAGGATTGTACTTGCCAACATCATCGGGTGAAACATTAGGTGAGTTGGTCTTTGCCATTGACTGCTCAGGTTCCATTGGTCAAGCAGAGATAGATCAGTTTGCGGCAGAGGTACGCATGGTCAAGGAAGATCTCATGCCAACAAAGATCCATGTGATTTACTTTGATAGCGAAGTCTGCCACTACGAATCGTATGAACCCAACGATACGCTGAACATCAAGCCTCATGGCGGTGGCGGTACTGACTTTGCCCCTGTGTTTGAGTACATGGCAGAGCATGGCATTGAGCCTGTGGCATGTGTGTTCTTGACTGACTTGTGTTGCAATTCATTCGGTGAGCAACCGTCATGCCCTGTGTTGTGGGTATCTACTCATGCAGATGAAGCACCGTTCGGTGAAGTGGTGATGATGTGATGGACTTGACTATCGGCGAAATGATTGTGGGTGCGGTGTACTTTGCTATGGCAGGGTACATCATGTACCTACAACATATTGTAAAGAAAGCATCGGACAAGACTGACTTTTTACAGTTGGTCTTGGTCGATATATGTGATGGCAAAGTTGATATACGGAGGACTCGTCATGGATTTGCAGTCAGTAAAAAACAACAAGCAGTTAATGGAGAAGTATCGTGAGATCAATGTGTACGATGGGTGGTGGGACTTTATGTACGAGACATTCAAAGAACGCATGGAGTCGGTGGGTATTGCGGTCACAGACATTTACTTCTCAGGCTTTTGGTCGCAGGGTGATGGTGCATGCTTTGAGGGATTCATCGGCAACTCCCCGCTCTACATGGAGAAACATTATCCGAAGAAGAATCAGTATCCATTCATCAAGAAGTTAGTAAGCGAGGGTGGCAATGTTCACTTCCATGTAAAGCATCATGGACATTACTACCACGAGAATAGTATCCGCACCGAGATCATTGTCGATGACTTTAATGGGGTTATGTCTGCCCCGACAGAGTTACAGCAACAAGTATTAGAAAGATGGGATGAGGAATTAAACAAAGAAGTTACCGAGTTTGAAACCGATGCAACCATACAGTTCCAAGGCTACATGCGTGGTCTGTATCGTGACCTTGAGAAAGAGTATGACTACTTGGTAAGTGACGATGCAGTAGCCGAAGCAATTATCGCAAACGATTTAGTGGAGGTGCAAGATGACAATCAACAGTCCGTTTTACAAGCAGTTAAAGAAGGAGATACGAGTGACCGTAGCAGAGGAAGCGATAGCAACCATCAACAACTTGGTGCGTGTGGTGCATGACCTGTACCCTGACCCTGAGTTCGTAGCACAGTACGGTGTAGATGAGGTATTAAACCAAGCCCAAGTGACACTTGGCAAACTTAAAGGAGAATGACATGGCAACAGTACGATTCAGCAAAGAGTTCAAAGACTCTATTCTAAGAAACGCTAGGGCAGTATTCGACAAGCGTATATCCGATGCGGAGAACACCAATCACTTTAGTAATTGGGGTGACCGCCTATACGACATTGTGTTTGAACCCTATGTCGCATCAATCAACAACCTACCCATCGAGTTCTTTTCGACAAGTGATGTGCTTTCGTTCCAAGGGTTCTTCAACATCTCAACAAGTACAGAGCAAGAATACTTGCGGGACATTAACATCTCATTGAAACTATCTACCAAGCGACCATTCCCCCACGAGGTTATCAACGGTAGACCATACAAGAAAGACCGTTGGTCTAACTACGAGATCAAGATCGAGGACATCCCCGAAGTGGCAGAGTTCAAGCAACTTGTTGTGGATTGGAAAACCAAGTGCATCGAGATCCGTAAGCAACGAGACGAGTTCGTTTCCGCAGTAGATAAAGTGATCGAATCCCACGCTACCCTTGCACCTGCCCTCAAGATGTGGCCTCCCTTATGGGACTTGGTGAACGAGGAGTACCGTGATCGCCATCGTGAGGTGGTCGAGCGGGTCAAACCATCTGAGAAAGTACAGGCATTGGAGGAGGAAGGCATCAACCTTTCTGCCCTGACTGCTACCGTTGTTGCCCACAAACTAACCAAGTAAGGACAGACATGACTGAACGCACCCACTATTGGTGGAATAATTGCGCCCTGCGTACCTATTCCGATGCACTTTCATTCTTCAACCGAGCCAAGAATAAAGATAAGGGTAAACCCTTATGCACTTGGGCTAGGATATTTCGTGAGGGGGATACTCTTGACTTCTACTATGGCGACAAAACAAACGGTGTAAAGTTTGCTGAGTTAACACCTGACAACATCTTTACATTTGTTGCGTCGCCTCACGATCTGCGTAACCTATGCGCCGTTACATTCTCGTCAAGTTTGTATCGTGCCGTGCCATTCATGTGGCAACGGGTTGCCACGGGGAGGTATCGCATCCAACACACTAGCCATATCCCATACGACACAAACCGTATGGATTGGGGGTACATGCGTACCAAAGCAATCCACTACGAGAAGGGGCTACGCTTCAACATGTTGACAGGTGAGTGCCTTAACTCCCCTCCGGAGTACACCGAGCAGGTTAATGAAGTCAACCGCAAGGAATGGCTACGGTCATTACGCAAGTTTAAGTACGCCATGAAAGTCAGGGGGCGTATCGGTGCGTTCGATCCCATCATTCAATCAATCAAGTCCGACTCCAATGCGATGGCACATAAAGGTATACCCGATTGGTCAGATCCCCTATGGCTAAACGCCCTTACAGAATCCATCAAGACAGGTGAAATAAATATGGAAGTGATGCGTGGGTTTGTTGCACATGCTCTGTTTGATCGTTGGTATTATCATCGTGGTTCAATCAAGAGTGAGAATGTCTTAGATACTGTGGACTCGGTATGTACTACATTCAGTTTCGATCTGCGTAAAAAGTTTGGAGTGTTCAATGCGGTGTCCCCAATGCAAGAAAAGACTGAAGTGTCTCGACACAAGATGGCAAGACACGGAGAAACTAACCATACGGAGATGGAGGTGTGAGTGTGGTATCCAAGGTAAGACTAAGGAAGTGTGGCTATCTACCCCCGTCAAAGCACAACCACGGAAACCAAAACCAAAGAAGTTGACAGTTAACCAAGCCGCTAATCGGTTGATGAAAGCCTTACATGGAGGGCGTGTGCCAAAGAAAGAGAAACAAGTTGCAGTAAAGCACACGCCTACCAAGTCCATGTTCGAGGATACCGATGAGGACTACGGTGAAAACATAGGAGACTTAGGGTTAGACATACCTAGAAATTTTGATTGAAGGAGTGTAGTATGAGGAAAGAAAAAATATATGAGGTGCATGACGATGAAGGTGCTTTGCGAAACTTCTTCACACTAGAAGAAGCCAACAAGTTCGCACAAGACAGGGGGCTAACCCTTGTCATTAGGATCGTGGAACATCCTAGTCCACCGAAGTTCGACCCATCTACCTTAGACCCCGCACCTTTTTAGGAGAGTGCCATGAAGGATATGCTCAAGGAGTACATGCGAGTAGTTCGTAAGGTGCAAGACGCAATAGAAGGAGAGGACATAGACAACATAATCCCCGCACTCTCATCGGTGTTGGGGGAGGTTGGTGCGTTCTCTGAAATGGACAAGAAACGATTGGTGTTTTTTGTAGTTGGTTCGATTGATAGGATCTATCAGAATCATGGAGGTGGATGTGAACATAAAGGTAAACCTAACTAAGGAGAAGTAAATGAGAAAGAAGATAAGCAAGTCCGAGAAAATTCGTCGGGTATTCCAACAAAACCCAACTGCCGTAGCCAAAGAGGTGGCTACTAAACACAAGGTAGATGTAGCCTTGGTGTATCAGATACGCAAGAAAGTAATCGGCGACAGAAACAATGTCGTGGTGGCTCATGCTGTGAGCCACCCCTCGTCAGCCAACCAACAACAAGTTGGTGGATCTCACTACAAGTCGATGCCGATCCAACCGTGGGAAGCCATGCAAGCATGGATGACACCTGATGAGTTCAAGGGATTCTTGAAGGGCAACGCAATCAAATATCTTGCTAGGTGTAATGCCAAAGGTGGCCTCGAAGATGTGAAGAAAGCACATCACTACACCGCCAAACTAATTGAGGTGAGCAAATGATGGAAATCCTATGGGAGATATTTAAGTGGGTCATGTTCTTGCTTGGTTGTGTAACCACGCTAGGTGCATTAGTCACACTTGCATTTATATGGATGCAAGATAGATGAGTACCGACTTCTTTGACTACGCATCAATCATGCTACGAATGGATAAGTTGAACAGAGAGATCCATGACCTACTGATTGAAGGTAAGTACTCGACAAGCGCACCATTGGCAAAAGAACTTCTTTTCCAAACGCGACTGCTTGACCTATGGATTACACAAAAGTTGGAAGCACATGGACATAATCACGATTGACTTTGAAACATACTATGACAAAGAGTATTCGCTTTCAAAGATGACCACCGAAGCCTACATCCGTGACCCTCGCTTTGAGGTGATCGGTGTAGGTGTCAAGGTAAACAAAGAGCCTACCATTTGGTATAGCGGTACGAATGTCAAGGGATTCCTGACGGGGTTAGACTACTCCGATAAGGCAATCCTTTGCCATCACACCGCCTTTGATGGGGCAATCCTGTCATGGCACTTTGGCATCAAGCCAAAGTTGTGGCTCGACACACTCAGCATGGCACGACCATTCCACAACATGACGGTAGGTGGCAGTCTCAAAGCACTCGCCACTTACTACGAACTCGGTGCGAAGGGCGATGAAGTTCTTAACGCATCAGGTAAACGCAGGGGGGACTTTGCGCCTGACGAACTCGCACGATACGCAGACTACTGCAAGAACGATGTGGACTTGACCTATCAATTGTTCAAGAAACTGAGCAAGGACTTCCCCATATCTGAACTCATGGTCATTGACCAAACCCTACGGATGTACACCGAACCAGTCATCGAGTTGGATGTGCCAACCTTAGAGCAACATCTTGATAGTGTGTTGCAACGCAAAAAAGATTTGCTCATGGACATGGGGTTGGGCGATGGTATCTCTGACGAGACTCTGACCAAGGCGTTGATGAGCAACAACATCTTTGCCAAGTTCCTTACCAACCTTGGGATCGAACCCCCTACAAAGATAAGCCCACGCACAGGCAAGGAAGCCTTTGCCTTTTCCAAAACCGACAAAGCGTTCACCGACTTACTAGAACATCCTGACGAGAGGGTGCAGTCTGCGGTGGCGGCTAGGCTCGGAATCAAATCGACCATCGAAGAAACCCGCACGAAGGCACTAATAGAAGTGGCGGGTCGTGGTCGGCTACCCATCATGCTCAACTACTACGGCGCACACACAGGCAGATTCTCAGGCGGGGACAAACTCAACCTACAAAATCTACCCGCCCGTGGCAACAACTCTATACGACGCGCACTCAAAGCACCAACACACCACAAGTTAATTGCATGTGATAGTTCACAAATTGAGGCCCGCATGGTTGCGTATGTTGCGGGACAGGATGAGTTAGTCCAAGCGTTTGCGGAAGGGCGTGATGTGTACTCAGAGTTTGCGACCGAAGTCTATGGGCGAACCATCACCAAGCAAGATAAAGTAGAGCGATTCGTGGGCAAGACCTGTATCTTGGGACTTGGCTACGGCATGGGGGCTGAGAAGTTTCGGCGCACCCTAGAGATAGGACAGGCGGGGATCTCAGTTAGGATCGACCTAAATGAAGCAGACCGTATCGTTCGCCTGTACCGACAGAAGAATTGGAAGATCGTTCAACTGTGGCAGAAGTGTGGCAACGCCCTCAACCATATAGCAACGGGACAGGCAGGGCAGATTGTCGATTGGATTCCATATGATAGCGAGGGCATCATACTGCCCAACAAGATGCGTATACGATACCCTGCCTTACGCACAGATGGCAATCAATTCCTTTATATCTCAGACGCAAGAGAGTACCGCAAGGCAGTAAGTAAGCGGGTGATGACAGGCGAAGTGAGCGAAGTCAACTGGACAAAAATCTATGGCGGGAAAGTCACAGAGAATTTGATTCAAGCCTTGGCTCGTATCGTCGTGGCAGAACAGATGGCGGCGATTGGTCAGCAATACCATGTGGCTTTCCAAGTCCACGATGAGATCATCATTGCAGCACCGGCAGCCGATGCGTCTAACGCAGAGCAACATCTTGTCAGGATAATGTCAACCCCTCCGATCTGGGCGCAAGGGCTACCCGTCGCTTGTGAATCGGGTATGGCAGACAATTACGGCGACACTTGACACCTTCCAAAATGCGTGATACATTTCCCTTTCCAAATAAGTTAAGGGCGGTGGAAGTCCCACCGCTGACAATATGAAACTGAGTCATTCATACAGTTCAATCAAACTGTACGAGAACTGCCCCTACCGTTACTTCCGTCAGCGTGTGCTGAAGGATGTGGTGGATGAGGGGGGCGAAGCCAGTAAGCATGGCGAACGGATACATGCGTTCCTTGAGCATCGGCTTAAATCCAACAACTTGTTGCCACAAGAGATCGCCCACTACGAACCGCTTTGCCAATCAGTCGAACGCTTGTCGGCAGGGGGTGAGTTGCATATCGAACATGAACTGGTGCTGACCGAGAACCTTACACCAACAGGTTGGTGGGAGGCAGACGCTTGGTTGCGTAGCAAACTTGACATACTTGTAATAAACGATACCATCGCTAATGTGATGGATTGGAAAACAGGTAAGAGAAACGCCGACCAATTTCAGATGCAGTTGTTTGCGGCACAGGTATTCCAAAACTTCCCTGAGATACAGACCGTCAGGACTAGCCTAGTGTGGCTCAAGACAATGGAGATGGACACCGAGACTTATTACAGGTCGCAGGTAAATGAACTGTGGGCGGATGTGATGAAGCGAATCCAACGCATCTACAAGTCGTTGGAGCATGACAACTGGCCTATGAAACCATCGGGTCTATGTCGGTTCTGCCCTGCTCGACACGACTGCGTGAGTGCTAGGGTTTAACCTTACTTGACAAGAGCGTAAAGTGTCTTACAATACACCCGAAGGCAAGGTAAAGAAGAAGGTAGTTGAGGTATTCAAGAGGCATGGTGTTTGGTATTTCTTTCCCGCCAACAATGGGTTTGGCAAGGCAGGGATACCCGATCTGATTGCCATAGTAAGAGGGCAGTTTATGGGCGTTGAGGTCAAGGCAGACAAGACCAAGAAGCCCACGATGTTGCAAGTGAAGTGTGGTCAGGAGATTCAAAACGCAGGTGGTTGGTGGATGGTGGTGTATGACGAGCCGACCCTTGCGTTGATGGAACAAATAATAAAAGAGAAACTTTACAGGTGAACAAACAATGTTAGTAGTCCAAGATGCCAAAGCACTGGCATTAAAACTCAACAACCCGAACAGGGTTCTTGAAACCATACCGACTGCCAAGCCGTTCGAGTATCAAGGCGTACCCCTTGTGGTCACACCCCATCGTCTTGATGAGGTGCGGGTACTGCGAAACCTTGGCATCCAAGCCCCATCCCCCATTCTGTATTACTACGATTGGCCCGGTCAGTACACACCGTATGAGCATCAGAAACAAACTGCGGCGTTCTTGACGTTGAACCAACGCGGTCTTGTGCTGAATGAAATCGGTACAGGTAAAACTCAGTCGGCGTTATGGGCGGCTGACTATCTCATACAGACAGGGCAGATTGAAAAGGTACTGATCCTTTCACCACTCTCAACCCTTGAGCGTGTATGGGGCGACGGTATATTTACAGGATTCCCACACCGCAAGTTCTTTGTGTTGCATGGCACTGCCGCTAAACGCAAGCAGTTGCTCAGAGAAGATGCTGACTTCTACATCATCAACCATGATGGCTTTCCCATCATCGCAGACCAAGCACTTGGTATGTTTGACTTGGTGATCGTGGATGAAGCGGCAGTCTTGCGTAACCCATCGACACAACGCTTCAAGATATTTCGTAAGTGGATGGACACGAATCCAACAACACGTTTGTGGTTGATGACTGGCACACCTACACCCAACGATCCTACCGATGCGTGGGCTTTGGCTAAGTTGGTTAACAGTCCATACTGCACCAAGACATTCACATCATTCCGTGAACAGGTGATGATGAAGATCGGTCAGTGGAATTTTGTACCACGACCTGAGTCGGTGGACATTGTGAAGAACATACTGCAACCTGCGGTACGGTACACCCGTGATGAATGTTTTGACCTACCCGACACGGTAGTGCAGACACGACAGGTAGACCTGACCCCATTGCAGAAGAAGCACTACACCCAAATGCTCAAGCACTTTGTATCAGAGGCGGCAGAGGGAACAATCACTGCGGTCAACGAAGCAGTCAAGATACAGAAACTCGTACAGATTTGTTGCGGTGTGGCATACGGCGACGACGGCCAGCATATCGAAGTTGATGCTACGCCACGGGTTAACTTAGTAAAGGAGGTAATCGAAGAAGCAGGGGAGAAAGTAATTGTGTTCGTACCGCTGACAGGTACTCTGCACATGTTGGAGAAAGAACTTGGTAAGCATTGGACAGTTGGTGTAGTGAATGGCGAAGTATCCGCACATAAACGAAATCAAATCTTCCATGATTTCCAACACGCTAAACATCCACATGTGTTGATTGCCCACCCCGGCACAATGGCACATGGCTTGACGCTGACAACGGCATCAACGATTGTGTGGTACGGCCCGATCAATAGCAATGAACAATACACACAAGCAAATGGTCGGATAGAGCGCATTGGTAAGAAGCATGTATCCAATGTGATCCACATTGAAGCAACCGATCTTGAGCATAAGATTTATCAACGGCTCAAGAACAAACAGAAGTTGCAGGGTTTGTTACTTGATTTAATTCAACAAGAAACTGAGAGGTGATTATGAGTGTAACTGTCGATGATGTTGTTGCGGCGTATCTCAAACTCCGTAACAAGAAGGAAGCCATCGAAGCCGAGATGAAGGATCAAGTCAAGGTTTTGAAGGAGAAGATGGAACAGTTCGAGGCATGGATCAAGGAACAGGCTGACGCCCAAGGCGTTACCAGTTTCAAAACCAAGCATGGGACTGCGTTCCTAACCACAACCGACTATGCCAATGTTGCTGACTGGGATGCCGTACTTGGATTCATTCGAGAGAATGACGCATACGACATGCTTGAGAAGCGCATCAGCAAAGTTGCAGTTCGTGGATACATAGATGCAACCAAAGCAGTACCCCCCGGCGTGAACTACGGCACGAAGTTGGAGGTAAATATCCGTAAGCCCGTAGCCCGTGTTGAAGATTAACCGCTCACTAAAGGAGAAAACCATGAGCAATCTAGTCCCCGTAAATATCCAAGTCCCCGCGCACTTGGCAAGCCGCATCGGCACACCATCGTTACTCGCTCAGTCAATGGCGGGTGGCCTTGGTAGTGGCGGTGAATCCATCCCCCGCATCAGCATCAAAGGTGCGCGGTTCCGTATCGTCGAGGGTGACACCGAGACTGTATTGGATACCACAACCATTGATGTAGTCATCGTCGGTGCAAACCCCCGTCTGTCAAAGACTTGGTACGCAAAGGCATGGACTCCTGACTCTGAGCCACAAGCACCTGACTGCTTCTCGTTGGATGGTATCGGCCCTGATCCGTCAGCCACACAACCACAAAATGACCTGTGTGCGTCTTGCCCACAGAACGCTTGGGGTAGCAAAGTGACTCCACAAGGTCAGCAGATCAAA